TCTAGGTATGCTGGATGACTTCTACCTGCAACACCAACACTCAATGCTAACTTACCTAGATTAACTTTATATCGCATATCTAAACCTGCGAACTCTAAGTCCTCTAAACCTCGGTAATCGTAGTTGACTTTTATCAAAAAATTCTTTCCTAAGTATCGTAACATAAACTCTTGTTCTGTAAATTGTTCTTCAAACTCGTTATGGTCTGAATATTCAACTACATATTCCCAACCAGTAACAATGTTACCAATAGCAGCACTTTCATTGATTGGTGCTTCAGTTCCTGTGTACCATACTTCAGGTTTATTTTCATATCCAAATCGTGCTAATTTTCTAATACCAAATGTCATAACACTATGGTCATCTCTTTCATTTAATATTTCTTGTAATTGTCCACCAGATACTTGAAATGTTTGTTCTTTAGTTACTGGACTACTAAAACTATATGCACCATAAATTGTGCTAAACTTAAAAAAGTCTTGTGCGAATAAACTTCCCATTAACAATAAACCACATAGTATTTTTTTCATTGAAACTTCCTTAGTTGTATTTCATCAATTTTATCATTGATTTTTTTTAGTATTGTATCTTTATCTAATTTAAACGATAAACCTGCTTCAAATCTTTGTATCTCTTTTCCATATTCAAACATAATAATTGTAGGTACTGACTTTATATTCCATTCATCTTTAATGGCAGCACCAAATGCTGGGTTGTCTATACTTGCATTAAATACAAAACAATTCTTTAATTTACTTAAATCTATGTTAGCAGAAAAATTCCAATCTGCATTTACTTGTACGACAACACATTCATCCTGACTTAACAGTTGAACTTGCTGTAAACTCCTAATATTATCCTGCGAGTACAATAACGATGGTAATAAAGCTAATCCAAGCCAACACCATAGTAATATAGTATATTTGTTCATCGTTCATCTCACTTTTTATTTAATATATAGTTTTCAATACTTTTAATATCTTCTTTAATTTCTTCAACATCTTCTTGTGTATCTAATACTGCATCTCTAATCATTTGGTCTTTTAAATCATATTCAGTTCGTGATACTGAAGGTGCTGGTAATAACTTTGCTTCTTCAATATCAGCTTGTAGCGTAAACCACATACCAATAATCATCGCGAGAGTAACTACTCCACTAACAATAGTTTCTAAACTCAATGTTAGTTTTGTTTGTTTATTTACTTCCATTACATCCTCTATGTTTTTTAACGAATATCAGCTGGAACTATTGCTCTAGTTCCACCCACTTTATCATTCTTTTTCATTCCAAATTTTCTCAATGATTCTTTATAAGAAGCTAATGCTTGTTGTGCTGCAGCCATTCTAATCTGTGCTATTTGTGGATTATCTTCTCTTGAAGCTGCATCCATTAAAGCTTTTGCTTTTACATACTCAATTAATGCTGGTTGTAATACATTATCAACATCTATAGTTCCAGTAATACTTGAAAGCTTGTCTGGTTCAGCATAATATGAAATCAATATTCCACCAGAAACATAATTTACAGTATATACTTGAGTATCATCTACATGTGCTGCATCTGTTGTATCTCTATATCCTCTTGTAACAGTTAAAGTTTGACCACCTGGTTTAGCAGTTACTAATAGAATTTCACTATCAAGCTTTAACATATCATTTACAGATATATTAGTTACATCATCAACAGTTAAAGTAACATCTCCAGCACTAAATGTTTCATTAATTAAGTTTGCAGTTTCATCATCAGATTGATAAGACACGGTTGTTCCTAATTGAACTGTCTTTAACTTTCCTTCAGCTGTTTCCGTAGTATCTGCATCTCCTTTAGATGTAGAAATAGCTATTCTGTCTCCTTCTATCCACCATACAAATGTATCTGAAGGGTCTGTATACGTGCTAGTAATTGATGCCATTATACTTCAGTCCATCCGAAAACACCACTTACTGATGTTTCGCTATAAAATTGTTTTATTTTTCCAGGAGTTAATCTAGGTATATCTATATACTCTCCACTTGAATTTTTAATAGAGCATCTAAATACTTTGTTAATAGTTATGTTTTGATTGTCGTCTAAATCATACCAAAGCTTATTATTTAGTAAGTTTGCTTTAGCGTGTTCCATCTTTTGTTGATGCATTCCCATATCAATCAATGCTTCATTAATTAAGTTTAGTACATAGTTTTCTGATACTCCAGGCACTGCCTGAAGCACTCTACTATATATTTCTTTTCCACTAAATTCTATTGCAGCCATTATAATGCCCCTTGTAAAGTTTGTATTTGTTCTTTGTATTGTGCATCTATCATTTGATACTGTTGTGTATACCAAGTATATTTAGAATTATCTACAGCTAATCTTCCTTGCATTTCTTGTAAATATCCTGAAGCGATACCAATTTTAGATTGTATTTCACCTGCGTACCCTTGAGCTGTAGCAATATAACTTGCTGCAACATTTCCTTGTGCTCCTACCTGTGCCAACCTTTGTTGAACTTCTGTACCATAAGAATTTACTTCAGAAGCTCTTATAGTTGCTTCTTGTAAGAAAGCATTTCCAGCTGCCAACCTAGATTGAGATTCTTGTCTTTTTGCTTGAGCTTGTGCTAATCTAGCACTTACTTCATTACCATATCCTGAAGCGATACCTAACTTAGCTTGTATCTCACTAGAATATCCTTGTGCAGTTGAAGCAAAACCTTGTCCTGCTGTTAAATAATTTTGTGCTGTTCCTAAAAATCCTTGTGCTGCTTTTGCATATCCATCAGCAACTCTTGAATATCCAGCTCCATTTTGTATATATCCTTGAGCTACATTTACCTGGTTTTGTACCTGAGATAATGCTGCTTGAGCTTCTTGAGAATATGCTTGAGCTTCCGTTAAACCAGCATTTGCTTCTCCTATAAAACCACTACCTGCGTTTACGTGAGACGCAGCAAGTTCTATATCTTCTGCTGTATTTGCTGTAACTGCACTATCAAATTGGGTATTAGCAAATACAACTGCTGCTGCACATTTGTCTGCAGCTTGATTAACATTTGCCAAAACTGCATCAACTGTTGCATCTACAATAACAGCTGCTTCTGCTAATTCTATCTTAGCTAAATCTAATTCAGCATTATCTAAACCAGTTTCTGCTGCCATTTTATCTACTTCAGTGTTAGCCAATCCTATTTCTATAAGAGCTAAATCTGCTTGAGTATTTATTAATTGAACTTCTGAATGGATATTGTCTGCTATACCAGGTAATTCGCCTAATTCAGTTACTACTGCAGCTAAGGCAGTATTAACAGCTCCTTCTGTATCGGCTTCTCCCAAGCTTAGCAATGCATTACTTTTATCAAATTCTGCGTTAGCTAATTCTATCGCAGCATTAATTTTATCTGCTGATGTATTCATTAAACCTAAAGCCGTATCTACGTTATCATCTATGTTAGTTACCGTTTCTGCTATTTCTACTACAGCTGCATCTACTTGAGTATTAATTAAATCACATACTGCTTGAGTCTCATCTAACTCCGTATTTACTGCAGTTAAGGTAGTAGTAATGTCTGAGTTAGTTTGTATATCATTCATTAATCTTTGTAGTGAATTTCTTGCAGCGTATAATACTACTGCATTCTCTGCTTCATCTGGAAAGTTTGCTATTGCACTATCTCCGAAAGCTACAGTAATTCCAGCGTTTATAAAAACAACTCTACTGTCACTTGATGCAACGCTTTGTGGATAAGTATTTAATACGTCATTATGTACAATATAAGCTGGGTCGGTTGTTGAAGCATACTCCATATAAGAAGAGTCAAGAACTCTTCCCATAAAACTTGCAGATAATTGCCTACAAGGCATATATAGATTACTATTACTTGCGTCTTTTCTTACCACTGTTAATATTTTTTTACTTTCTACGTCTATAGAGTCTGTAAAGTTTTCATTACTTGCAATTCTGTCTAACTTATTAACTGGCAATATATTTAAAACAGAACGAGCACCGTCAGTCAACCAACTACTTAAAGCTGCTGTATCTGATACGCTTCCAGTTAAATCTTCTATCTGTACTTGAAATGTTGCCACTACTTACCTTGTCCTCTATATGGTTTCTTATAATAATTTGTACTCATCTTATTTCCCGTTTTAGTATTCTTACTCATACCTTGTCTAGTCTTCTTTTTACCATTACTTCTTCTTGTATTGCTAATTAAACCTCTCATTAATTTACTTCCACTTTATATGCGAGTTTATCTTTTTATCTCTTGAAATATCATTTTTTTTCTTAGTCTCTTTAATATGCTCATTCATGTCTTTTGTACCAAAATCTATTAAGTCTTTCCTAATAGCTGTTGCATACTCACCGTGCCTTATAAAGGTGTTAGTAGACCATTTTGATTTAGTTGCCTTATTACCACAAGAAGGGCAGTTAAAAAACCCTTCTGGATTAGACTCACTACAATGCTGGCACTTAGCCATTAGTTTTTAACAATTATAATATATGCAATTCTACTTCTATCAAGCATTACTGCTTTGGTATCTACAAGCTTTGCATCATCAATAGTTTCTAAGTAGTCATTAATTTCTGCAGCTAAAGACCCTGCTACAGAATCTGCATTTCCACTTATATCATTAATAATAACTTTTGTAGTTGTACTAAAATTTGCCATTGTACTCTCCTATTTAATTAAATTTTATTATGGGTGTTTGGGGTTACACCTTTTTACGAATAACCCCACAGTACCCAAACTGCTAATCCTTACGGATTGTTTTATGCTATAGTATCTGTGTTAGCAGAGAAATCAGAATCGGTAAGACTCTTAACATAAGCTTGGATTATCCACTGAGTACCGTCAGAGATTACTTCAACTCTATCTCCTGGGGTAGCTGCAGCAGTAAACACGAAGTGGTCATCACCAGTAACTGCAAAGTTACCAGCACCACCAGCTACTTCATGTGCTTGTCCAATGTTATCACCTTGACCAAGAACTACATTAACAATTTGGTTCATAGAACCATCTGTTGCTGCAATTCCTTCTGTCACTACTATTTCACAATTCCATCCTATTAATTCAACGGCTGGAAGTGTAAGAGCTGTTGTAGCTGCAGGGTTAACTACGAATAGTTTTCCTGAATCATCTGCATCTAGAACTTTATCTGCTGTAACTGCTTCAACAACTTGTTTACTATATTGTTTACCGTAGTCACTACTATTACTATTTAATACGCTTGTTTTCATCTCAATCTCCCTTATACGTTTTCTAGGTTAATTAGATAATGTGATTCTGGTAAGCATACTTCTAGTCCAGCTTCAGTAAGAATCATGTCTTTTCTCAAGTCTTCATCTGCAGCTTGTACATTTGTGTGAACTTGAGTGTCACGATTAATTCCGTTACCTACTAATGGTCTGTAGTATACTTTACTCATATCAGCCATCGCCATCATACCTGATGAATGTCCTCTAAATAATGGTTCTTTAACCATATACACTGTACCGTGTATTGTGTCAAGTTGCATTAGTTTGTGACCAAATTGACCACTTAGTTCATCCATGTTAATACGATATTGAGTACCGTTTGTTGAGTTTTCAGAAAAACTCACAGCACCCATCTTATTGAAATAAGACATCACTGGTAAAGAACTCAACGCTAGTCGTTCGTTAGAACCACCACGAGCTGGGTCAAATACCACTTCAAAGTCGCTTAATAGTCTATCATAAGTAAGTTCAGTCTCTTGCATAGTTCTAAAGTATGCTTTGCCTGAAGTATAGGATAACGCTGAGTCATCAGATACTACTGTACTATTTTTAATGATGTGACCAATAAGACCTTCTGAATATTGAACGCCGTCTACTCTTGCTTTTTGATTAAAAAGCATAGCTCTTTCAATATCTATCTTATGTTCTCTTAGTTTTTGAGCTAAGACTCTATCAAACTCATTACTTACACCACGTAATTGTGTAGCGTGAGCAGTGTTTGAGATTTCAGCAGCTGTCTTAAAGATTTGAGTATATCCAAATCCATCGTCTAAGCTGTCTGAGAATACATCAGGTGAACCAGAACCTTCAGCGTAAGCTGAACCGATTACCTGACATCTCTGTGTATCTAGTATTTTATTCATATTTGAAGCTGTACTTGATACAGAGATACATTTAGCTAAGAATGTAGTATCAGCAGTATTTTGAGTTGGAGCAGATTCTACTCTTACAATTACGTTTCCGTAACCTGCAGCACCTGTTGAATCTCCTAACGTTCTAATTGCTATTACCATTCCTTTTACTAACCAACTTACGTTTCCATCAGAGTCTGATGACCCTTCAGCTGCTTCAACAGTAAGTGAATAGTCAGTACCAGCTGTTACAGCTGCACTTGAATTCATATTACCATCAATAAAAAACTCTCTACTTGTGTAATTAATTTTTGTTCTATCTTCTAAGTAACGGAACAAAGAATCATCAGTAGGAAGTTTAGCAGTTTTGCTCAGATAGACGAAAAACGGACTTTCTTCAGGTGCTAATTCAGCAATCCTATCAGAAAAGTTATATTTACGTCTTTGGTCTGGAGCAACACCGTAATCAGCAGCATTTGTAGCTACTGTTAGGTTAGTAGATTTTAATTGTCCACTTGTTATTGCCATTTTTTAATCCTCCCAGATTATTTTTTTATGACACTTTTTCCACCGATGGAGATAGGATTTCCAGCTTTTAAAATATTTTTCCACATATTGTCATTATCAGACAACTGAGGTGGTTCTCCACCTTGAACTAAACCAGCAGACTTTGGTCTTTGCTGAGTTTTTTTCACGCTTTCAATATTTTTATTTGCTCTTATCATCCCATTTTTGTTTGTATTCCATACGGCAAAAAGTGTCTCAAGAGGAAGTTGTTCTTTAGGTTTTGTCACAAACTCTACAAATTCATTCGCATCATCATTAGATAACTTATAATCAGTTTGAGCTCTAAGTTTTAAAGTATCAACAGCACGCTGGGATTCTATTCTTCCCATATAGTCCTGCATTTTACTACTTACAGCTTTATCAATTTCTTGCTCTCTAAGTTGATACGACTTACTACTTGGATTAGTATGTGCATCCCAAGGATTAAATTCCTCTTCATTTATCTTTATATTTTCTTTGTCCTGTCCTTTACCCCCTGATAAGTGGTTTCTGACAACGTCAACCAATTCAGGATTTTCCTGAAATAGCTGTGCTACTGGTTTAACCTTGTCTAACTCAGCCTGAGCTTTATCGTACATAGACTGGAATTTTCGTGCATCATCTTCTTGTGGCACGTCAGAACTCAAATCTATTTCTTGATTGTCTGGCTCACTTATATCATTATTTTCAGAAGTTTCAGAACCTTCTAAAGCTTGTTCATTTATGTATTCGTCACTCATGTTATTCTCCTTTTGATGTGCTGTTTATTTATTCACCAATATCTTCCGACATTAATGAATTTATTCCAGCCTCCACCTGTTGTTCTTGTTGACGTTTTGTTCGCTCTGTATTTACTTTTTGTTGAGCCTGTGCCCCAGTAACCACTTTATTAAGTTCAGATTTAAACTTCTGTACCTCAACACGTTTTCTGTCAGACATAGACTCTCTTTGGGCAGTTTGTAAATCACCAGAAAGAATCTTGTTTTGGTCTTGTAATTGACTAACCATCTGTTGCAATTTCTGTACTTCTCCAGTACGTTGTAACACACCTTCTTTGTCAAAGATTTCTGTTTTCTTTAACGCTTCTACTTTGTCAATTAACCCTAACTGATATGCTTCTAAGTACATTTGGTATTCAGCATGTTTATTACTAGGCATTGTTGAGCCTGAAATAATACGAATATCAAATTGACCTGAAGTAATATCATTTTCAATTTTTAGTAATTCTTTTGTTTTATCATCATATAATCTATTATTAATAGCAAACTCTGTAATATCATTATTAGGCTGTACTATTCTAAATTTCTTTTCAAAATCATAGTGCCCTTTAGATAGTTGATATACAACCTTACCAAGTTGCTGTAAAGACATTTCAATATCTCTTAACTTGCTTGCTCCTCTTCCTTCTCCCATTTGTGCTAATAACATAGTACCTCTAACACTACTGTGAGCACCCTCTTTAAATCCTTGTAATAATTCAGGAACACCAAAGTTTAAATCAATATATCTTTCTACTTGATTAATCAATCCATAAAACTGACTTGTTAACGGTTGTGGCGATGGAAAGTGTGGTTCTCCATAACTTGGGTCATATTCTATTACAGCATTAGGATTAGCCCAGTCTTTTTCAAGCTGCGATATACTTTCTACACTCCCCTGTGGAACTAATAGTTTTAGCCCAGCAGAAGTTTGTGCATGAGATAATGCAAGAGAGAATAGTTTATTTAACAGTCTTTGCATATCTTTTACTTTATTTACATCTGATTTAGGATATGGAGTATTTGTCCATATATTTGGTATAGGTACGATAGGATAGATGTCTGTATCTAATACTGTCTCATATAAAAGAACCTGTCCTAATGATGCTGTAACTTTAATTCTTGTTTGTGGTATTTCTACAAAATCATATGTTTTATTATCAAACTTTGCTTCGTTTTCAGCCATAAAGACTTCAAATGCGTCTGCACTCATAATTGTTTCTGAATTACTTTGTTGGTCTGCTACTCTATAAAATGGAACTCTTATTTTACTAAAACGCTCAATAATACGATAACGAGATGCTGCTGTATTTGCATAATCTTTACTATCTACTTCAGATGGAGTAAATACTTTATTAGAATTTTTTTGTTGGGAGCTAGGGTAGTCTTCATTTTGGTCAGAACTATATGCTTCAATGTTAGGTAAATGCTCTTCTACATCTGGATATAAGTCCAGCAACTGTTCTTCAGTTAGTATAGTAGAAAGTAAAATGTTTGCAGCATCTTTAAAATACCTGTCTCTAGAAGCAGGGTCAACGTACACTCTAAATGGATTGATATGTGTAAACATAACTTCTCCTCTACCATAATCTGCTTCTGGTTCTATATAGGAATAGAAATAACCAATTCCAGCAGTTGAATAGTCGTGTACAGCTTGTTTAAAGTGATGCTGCCCATCTGATATATCATAAACATATTCTAACAATGTTTTCCATACATTTGCCATTTTTGTATCTGAATCTTCTCTGGCAACAACTCCAAACTTTACAGGTCTTGCAGTCATTAAAGATTTTAACTTATCTATCGCTGCATAAATTCTATCTATAGTAAAGTCAGCTTGACCAATAGATTGTAATATTTCTGACTCTTCTTTTGAATAGTGATTTCCTAATGTAAAATCTATTCCATCTCTAGCTTCAACATCCCAGTCTCTTCGTGCATCAGCATAACGTTCAAATATTTCTCTATTATTTTTTGCTTTTTCGTCTTCTTTAATTTGAGACATTCTATTTTAAGTCCTTATTTTTTTTACGTTGCTGTAAATCGTACTCAGTTTTACCACCAAAAGGTTTTGGTATGTTTGTTTTATTTTTAACATTGTGCATATCTATATCAAAGTTAACTTTTGATAAAGAAAACTTTTTGTTTAATTGTTTTCTTTTTTTGTCTACTGCTTTGTATAATTTTTTTAATGCTCCAAGCTGGTCTATTTGTGCCATCATTCTTCCTTTTCTAAGTAGGGTTCTAAAAACTCTTTATAAAATTCTTTATTACGACCCAAGGTCTTTCTATTACCTTCAGTGTCTCTATAAACTCTTTCATAGTGCTTAAACCCTTCTCTTGTTGGGTCATCTTCTATAGCACCTTTTATATCATTGTGCATTAAGCACTTAGATGTTGTTGGAAATCCTCTTAGGTTTCCTATGTTAAAACAATAATCAGCTAAAGCGTACTTTAGTCTGTCATCTACCTCTTTCCACTTTTCATTTTTAGCAATACAATAGTTTTTAGCTTTAACTAAAGACATTAATGCTTCTGTCTCTAATGTCTGCTCTACCTCCAAAATAGACATTCCACCCTTAATTAAAGCATTTTGCTCTGAAAGTGTTTTTATCTTATATCCATATCCAATGGTTTTTAGTCCTCCCTCTGGAGAATCATAGGGATAAAATGTATCATCTACTTTGTTTTTGAACCCTTCTACCCTTTTTAAGTAGCTAAGGTATTTTTCTAATGTATAAGTAGATACCATATCCCTAAAGAATTTACTGCCACTTAAGACACGAAATCTCATATTTTTAATCCTGTCATCCAATTTATTTTTGTTCGTGTTTTTGTTGAAAAATCATCTGGTCTTTCGTACTCATCATTTGACACAGCATGACTACGTGGTGGCTTTGCAAAAAAGTCAGCATAATATAATCCATCTAATAAATCATCATGTCTTCCTTTTGGAAATTGGAACAATTCATCTATAAGTTCTGTGTGTGTTCTTCTTAAATATAGATTTTTACTATTAACAATACTACCAAGAGACATTTCAAGTCTATCTTCTTTCTTAATTCCGTGTGGAGGTCTAACTCCTAGATTAATTCCTGGAAGTAATCTTTTTTCTTTTCTCACCATTCTTTCTACCATATCTCTTACCATTTCTTGAGCACCTACTGTTTCAACTGAGCATCTACGTACAGGAGCATATTTTTTAGCAATTTTAATTATTTGTTCAGGCATATCAAAAGCTGGAATCTTATCATGGTAATAATCAATTACATATCTATTTTTATTAGCATCTATACCCATTACCATAATTGCTTGATAATCAGATGTTCTAGTAGCTGTATGTGCTAAGTCAACCCCAAGATATACATATATAGGTATCATTTCTTCGTTATTCTTTAAATAACAAAACTGACCATCGCTAAAGAATTCATAGTTATGGTATCGTATCTTATCCATTTGGAAGGTAGCTGACTCAGAATCTCTTGCATCATTCATATATTCTTGAGCAAATTTATCTATTTTACCAGCTTCAATAAACTCTTGTCTTTTTATTTTAAGCTTTTTTAATGAAAATTGTTCTGCCCATGTTGCTTTTCCATCTTCAATAGCTTTAATAAAAGTAACATCCCAAGTATATTTTTTTTTACTTTTAAAAGACTCTTGCCATCCATCATAAACATTTTGTAAGAAAGCATCATAATGTACGATTGTACCTGATAACCATATCCAACCTTCTTGTCCAGGACTTTCTTCTAATGCTGGATATACTGTAGATACAATCCATTGTTTAATTTCATCTCTACGTATTGCTGTCTTGGTATTTAATTCTGATTCAAAGTCATCAAGGATAATTCCTGTATATCTTACATCTACTTCAGAACGACCACGTAGACGTTGTGAAGTACCTTTAGCAATAATACGATGTCCTTTATTTGTAACTAAGTCTTTTTCTGTCCATCTTTTACCTGTATCTCCACCACACATATTCCCAAAGTAATATCGTATAGCATCATTATTTTCTAAGTGAGAACGAATATATTTTAAATGGTCAATAGACTGACCTTGTTCTTCAGCAACCCAAGCCATGAATTGTGGTTGGTCTTTAGAAGCATAACAAAGTTTATGCATAATTGCTGCTTTCATTAATACTGATTTTCCAAAACCTCTGGGAAGCACATTACAAATACGTGCTCCAGGTTTTGTACTAATCAATTTTTTACCAAGGTAATGATGAAAGGGAGGAGATTCAGATTTATGTAAAAAATCATTTGGTAAAAATAATTTACCAAACAGTATTAAGTCTTTAGATGCTTTATGTATTAGCATCTCTTTTTCAGATATATTAAGCTTTTCCATTGTTTTCTATAAACTCCCTGCTAAATCCAATTAAATCCATCTCATCATCATATACACAAAGACAGGGGCAATCAACAGTAATATACTTTTCCATAGGTATTCCTATCATAGTATTCATTAGAAAGTCATTATACGTTATCGGCGACCTCTGAATCTTCACTTTCCTCTCGCACATCTGGCAATCTAGGTATTTCTCTTTGTTGACTCGCAATTTCTTTGACATTGTTCCCCTCTAATATTTCCAACTGCTTAGGACTAAATCCTTTAAACAACTGTATTGATTCTGTTTTTTGTTCTTTCTTTCCTAATAATCCAGATATTTCCATTAGCATCTTTAGAGAAGATATTTTATCACTATCTCTTGCTTCCATGTTATCCACGATTTCTTTTGTTTTTAACAGTAGATACTTAGGAGTAATCTCTGTTTCGTCTAATATTTTTTCTATTTCTTTATCAATCAAGGTTTTTATCCTTTCTGTTTTTAATAACATACTACTTTGTTCTTTAATATATGTATCAGACTTAGACCTAGGGTAAGCACGTTTAAACGCTTCCATTATTCCTTCGCCTTTTGCTATATATCTTGCAAACAAAAATTCTTGCTTAGAGGGTTTAACTCTTTCTTTAAATACAGTATTACTGTTTTTCCCACTAAACGCATATATGCTTTCTTTTAATTCTCCCTCCATTTTAACGGAAGGAGCACAGTTAAACATACCAATCGCTGTGCGTACATATCGTTGGTTGTTGATAGTTCCACGTTCTAACACCTCACAAACCTGCCCATCATCTGTTAAGGTCCATGAACTTACTGGAGCATTTCTCCAATCATCTTGTACGTCTTGTAATGGCATAGCCTGCCTGAGCTCGTTGATACTGTCGTATACAATGTGCTCCTTACCTTTTATAGTTCTTTGCTTCATTTACGATGAACAATGTATTCTGGGTCTTTATTGCTTAATCTTATCTCTACCCAGCCTTTTGTTTGTGGTTCAAACATAGCATAGCGTGCATATTCAGCATATCCTATAAATGAGCCCCCACGAACAAACCATTGTCGCTTGACTTCTTCACTATCTTGCATGATTTCAAACGAATCTACTGGTCTTGCGTAAAGTTGGTGATTATGCCCCAAATAATACATATCAGCGTCTGGAAATATGTTTCTAAGCTTAATAAGCTCCATATCTCCGTTTTTAGCCCCACTTTTTCCATGCCCACTTGCAAATGTAAAGCGATTATGCTTATAATTTATCACTGTATAGCCTGGGAATGGGAAATAAGGTACTTCAAGGTCGTCACATAGCACACGAATTATATCAATTCCTGCTAATCGTACAGAACGAAGTGTGTCATGATTACCTCCACGCATAAACACACACTTATTCATAATAGGTCGTACCATTTTTACGAATTGTGAGTATTGTTCATTGTTATCAAAAGCTTGGTCATTATCTGGAATATGGTAATTAGGTGGAATAAACTCCAGCATGTCACCATTTCCAAACCAAATAGCGTTAGGGTCGTCTTGGATAGTCTTTATTGCTTTTAAAAACAATACTCTATCAAAAACCTTACTACCAACATGTATATCTGTCAAACAATGTAAGTTCACCTTTGACTTTTTGGTGTTATGCTCTAATACCTTACCTGGATATATCATTATTATCTCCGTTTTCTGAGTCAGTATACATTTCGTATTCTTGTTCATACGTATAGTAACTCAATAATATTACACTATAATTTATCAAATCTAGCATAGTGTCTTCTACTTTTTCTTCAGCGATAGCTCTTTCTCCGTTTCTCTTCAATAGGTTTGATATTCTAGCTATTTTATCAGAGATACGAACAAGAATACCAGTTGATGTATCACATATTTTAAGTGCTTCTACCATTTCAAAGTTAGAGAACGGCTCTTCTGTTTGTGCATAGTCTGTGTTCTTATTGTCACAAAGCGATTTAGCTTTCTTTATTATTGCGTTGTAGTTTGGAATCATACTTTCCTCCTGCTTTTACCCATAGATAGTCACCAAAACCTAGCTGATATAAGTTATTGGCAACTACTTGAATTTGTGTTTCTGTCATTTCTAAACTCGTACCGTATGTTATCGCATGCATCACTTCATGGCACAATACTTCTAATATCTTACTATCTTTCATATTATGCTCTAAAATGACTTCACAGTTACGCATAGAGATTGCTCCTAGTATTTCTCCATCATCTGAGCCAAAATCAGCCTTTGCTCCAGATATAAAACGAATATCGTACTCGTGACCGTTAATAGATAACGCTAAGGTATTATTTCGTGGCAGCTTTAGTTTTTTCATCTGCTCCCTTTAGTATTTCATCTTGTAAATATTTATTAAATTTTTTGGTGTCTTTTTTCATTTCTATATATTTATTAATGACTGACTCATGTATCATTACTTTTTCTATTAATTGGAACATTTCCTTCCTTAAGAGGGCGATGTTATATACAATCTCTTTATTAGTTGGTTTAGTTCTTTTGCTTTTAGCCATGTGATTCCTCTTTCTTTGTTTCTGTAATTAAAGTTAATAGCGATGTAATAAATGCTTCTTCTAATTTTGCTACACTAGAATCAAATGCAGTATTGGTCACTTCTACTGCTATCTCTAGTTCTTCTTCTGTAAGAATAGATAGAAGGCTACTATCTAAGGGGTCTTCATTGTACTCTGGGTATTGAGAAGACATCTCACACCATTGTTTATATTGATACTGTACAGCATCTCTTCTTATTACACCTAAGATGGCAAGTGTATTATTTTTCTTTTCTACCATTTTATTCCTTTCAACATGGTAGAGATTAATACCATAGATTGGAAAAAGTCAAGAAAAAAATATTTTATATTTTCTAGACCCTAACCCTTTTTATACTTGACTTCAGCTTGTTTTTTCCTTAACTTATAGTTAGATAACTATACAATCCTACTAGCTAGTATAGTTAGTATGTTATCAGTTCCCCTATCTTCAACAATAACAAGACTTCTAGAAACAACCCAAACTAAAAAAATATTATAACTATGCGTGGAGTTCTTTTCTTTATATACCCCCACCGGTCTTTTTCTAGTTAGGATTTGCAAAAGTTGGTTGAAATTCCAAATTAAGTCTTGATATTGCTAGAGTTACAGCTATCTGACAATGTCAAGCATTATTATTTATTTCTATGCTATCACCACATTTACTATTCATACCTGCTAGCTAATCCTCCTCTACTACCACTCTTTCTCATTTGTCAAGAACTTTCTCTAACTTTCGTGTGCATAACATGTGGACAACTATTTTAAATGTACGCTATCAATCAATCAAAATATAGGCTTGTTATCAATCCAATTATACGCATGAAGATTATATATAGGTCCTATAGCTAGAACCAACCCAGAACCAACTCCGTTTAAGCGTTCTATAAGATTAGTGTTTGTTTATTCGTTTAAACGGGTTATATTCTAGGGTTCAATTAATTAAACAAGGAGAACAAAACGATGAACAAAACGAAGAAAAAAGCAGTACAAATTACCAACATAGAAATAGAAATTTCTATCTGGTTAGAAAAAGCCACGCAGGAACTACAAACGCAGGTCTTCACACC